AAGTTCTTCTGTTATTAATATTAAACAAGGAAGTTAAGACTTACGAGCATTTAAGTCCGCTTCTATTTTATTATGTACTTCGTCTAATTCTCTTGTCGCGCTTCTTACTGTCGACTGTAGTAGGTTAAAGTCTTCTTTAGTTAATTGTTTAGCTAACACGGTAATGTCTGTACTTGTTCTTTCAGTAATTAACTGTCCTTGTTTATTAAACAAAACTTCATAGCCTAATAGTTTTGCTTCTGTCCTTTTTTTTCTAGCCATTAAATTATCTCACAAGTACCTGCACTACAGGCCAATTCTTTAGTGTTCTCAGTATTATCTTCTGTCTCATACTCTGTTATCTTAGACCAATCTACTGTGTCTGTAGTTTTCTTTAACCACTTACGATATTCATTATAAGTTATCTCTTGATAAGGAGCTTGCTTATATGAATGATCTGAGTAAGGTAAGAAAGAGATACCAGATATATCATCAAAGTTTTCTTTTACCCAAGCACCTACGCTCATCCATTCATCTTCTTTAACTGAGATTGTTACGGAAGGTTTATGCTCGCACCATTTATCTTGATAGTCTTTCCAGATATTTAAATGTTCAATAGCTGTAAAGTCCTTTCTAGTATATGCGCCTTTAGGACTCTTCATTGGAAAGTAAAACACATAGGTATGCTCTGGCTTGGTAAGATCGTCTTCGTAATAGACTCCTGCATCTACCATCATTCTAGCTAACGGATCTTTTTTATCTGCTCTAACAGTACGAAGGTAGTATGGGCTATGTCTAGTGTGAATACCAGAAGCACTATCGACCAGTTGGCTAACTGTTCCGCTAGGTTTGACGCACGTTATTGCTGCGGATTGGGGGATACCTAGTTTCTTAGCCCATACTTTATTAACAGATACGGATAAATCTTTCAACTCCTGTAAATCTATCTTGCCGTTTATCATATTAACGTTGTCCATTATACCTGTAAGCGATACTCCAAGCAACGATTCTTCTTCTGTATTTTGTTTCCATTTACTTGTAAGGTATCTAAAGTTTGTAAGTGTAGCCTGAAACGTACCAAGTATAGTAGCTAGTTCTACTTTCTTTTTAAGAGTATCTGCTGTATCGTTTGCTCTAACTACAACTTCAGTAAGATTACAAAATTGTTTATTGCGTAGAATAATTTCACTACAAGGATTACAACCAAAGTCTTTATAGTCTTCTCGTCTACCGTTCTTTGATGCCTGCTTTTCTGCGGCCTGCCTATTAAAGATACCACGTTCACCGCTTTTAGACTCATACAAAGATAACCATTCACGCATAAACGCACCAGTTTCTGCAGCATCTGTATAGGCTACAGAGTTATTAGATAACGCTCTCTGTTGATTGTCTTCCCACCAGGCACCTGACTTGGCATTACGCATACGGTTGTCTGACAGGTTGCTCAAGGAGATTAAAGCACTTCTGCGTACTCCTCCTACGACTACTACTTCTGCAACCTTACACATCAAATCGTGACAGTCTATAGACACAAGCTTACGTTGTCCTTTTGTAATAGCATCACGAAATATATTAATAGTAAAATCAAATAACTCTTCAAGCGGAGCAGGGCCACTAGCACGACCACCAAAGGTTTTAAGTCTAGCACCATAAGGTCTAATGTTGGAAACATCCCACGTAGGAATTTGTCCTGCATACAGTAACGACAGTAGTTCTTTATAGGACTTTGCCCACCCAATCTTAGAGTCAGCTACTTTTATAACTGTATCTGTATTGAATAGTTCTTCAGGTAGATCAGGAAGTTGATTAACGTACTGACGTTCTACACTAAAACCTACACCTGTACCACACATAAGTATGTATAACGTTTCATCAAAGGCTCTGACGTTATCGACAGCTACATAACTACAGTTAAACCCTGCAACGTTATCTTGCTCTAATGCTTTACCTGCTGACATCAATGCTCTCATACTGGGCATAACATCTAAGTTAAGTACAGCTTCTTCTAATTCATCACGTACCTTTATAGTAACGTGTGCTGTATCAGGCTCAAGCTTTTGTATGTGTGTTACAAAGAAATTAAAGTAACGATCTACTGTTTCTTCCCACGTTTCTCTGCGTTGATTCTCTTCATTCCATCTAGCATATCTGCTTAGATGTATAAACTGTTGATAGTTTGTTGGTAGTTCGTTAGTTTGTTGTGTCATATTATTGTTCCTAATAATTTGTTATTAATTAATAAAAAAGAAATAGCAGATAATACTAAGAAGATGACAGGCATAAGAGCATCCCATAACTCTACTTCCATTTCTAATCTTCCATCAGTACCTGTTAATACTATTTGTTTTAATATATACGAAAGACAAATAAGACTTTGAGTTAAAGCCAATACTGCCATAATATATCCTGCAGCCATATCTTCAGTATAGATAAAGTAAGTACCTACTAACATTCCAAAAAAAGGAATCATATACAATAAAGTTCCAATCATTTTTTCCACCCTTCTCTTATTTTACCGTTAGGTATATATTGATTCATATACTTATAATTTTTTAGTTCTTCTTGTGATTCTTCTAAAGCATTAAGTAATCTATTTTCATACCATTCAGCTTTACGTAGATCTTCTAGTCCGTTTTTATATCGAAATCTCCAGCGATACTTCATAGAGTTACCACGTAAGTAGCCTATAAATTCTTCTATACTAAGCATAGCTTTAATTGCATCAATACATTCTACTTGTCCTTGATTGTAATGCTCTGGATTATTAACTACGTCTGTCATTGTTTAAACTCCTCTGGTAAAGTTTCTGCTTCCTTTAAATAATCAATAGCGTTTGTTAAAATTTCTGTGTTGTCTTTAAAATGTCCAAGTCCTTTATTACACATAGAACATAATATACCTCTTAATTTATTTGTTGTGTGACAATGATCTATACAAGCTGTATTGTTCTTAAGTTTTTTATTTTTATGAATTGTTATTTTACAAATCTTACATTTATTGTTTTGTTTTTTTAATATAAAATTTTTTTCTTTTAGAGTTATGCCATACTTTACCTTTAAGTAATATTTTTTGTTGTTAGACGACAGTTTTTCTTTATTAGCTTTTCTGTAAGCTTTTGCGTAAGCTATTGCTTTTTCTTTATTAGCTTCTCTGTATGCTTTATTACTAACTGTTACTTTTTCTTTATTAGCTTCATAATAAGCTTTTGCGTAAGCTATTGCTTTTTCTTTATTAGCTTCTCTGTATGCTTTATTACTAGCTTTTACTTTTTCTTTATTAGCTTCATAGTAAGCTTTTCTTTTAGTACTATCATAAGCCATTATTTCCATTCCTTCGGTAAGGTATCTTCAGTATACCATTTAAAATTATTAGACTCTGCCCATTCAGCGTGAGTTCTTTTAGTACCGTTTTTTCTTTTCTTAGCTCCTGGCATAGGGGCATAAGGTTTTTGAAATAAGAAGATAAGTTCCATTGTATCAGGTAAAGACTTCCTGATCCAGATGTATTTACTGTATTCTGCGTGATCCCAGAACCTACCTTTAGCTTCAATAAGTATTTTATCTTTTATAAAGTCAGGCTCATACTTATGTTCTACAATGTAAGGTACTTTATCTGTATGATGATTCCAAGACTTAAGTAAAGTTTGATGTAGTGTATACTCCCACTTACTATCGTATCCTTTTGGTACGTTCTTTTCTCTAGGCCTTACCTTGCGTGGAAATCTTCTAGGCATTTACTTCTTCTACTTTAGGTAAACGTACAACTTTAGTTAGATAAGTTAAACCTGTTGAGTATTTAAATGTTCTTAATCCTTTGCCTTCGTTAGCATCTTTATGACATACAAATTTATGTGGACACCATTTACATTCTGTAGGTAATTGCATATTACCATAAGAACCGTTAGGTACAGGAGCATAACATCGAGCAGGAGGTGTTTTCTTTTTTAACTGTTGATTAAGGGTATCAATCTTTTGTTTAATGTTAGGCTTATCTAAACTCTGAGGTTTAAATAAACTTAGTTCTCCTGACTCTTTGTTAATAGCTAAGAAGCCTCCACCTGTAGATTGTTCTGCTTCTTCATAGCCTGCAAGCTGTGCAAGATAACCAAAAGAATCTTTGTTAGGTAGTGTACCATCTTTAAATTTTCTAAAGGCAAAGTTAGAAGCTGACTTAATATCTACAACTTCTCCATCTATCTTACAATCCATATGTCCTTTGATTCCTTTTATCTTAACTTCTTTTTGTTGATCTGTTATCTTATGGCCTGATAAATTAACTAAAAACAAAACAACTTCTTCTAGTAAATGTCCATATAAAAATTTAATTTGAGTAGAGGCATCTATAATATTTTCTTTAGGATCTAACTTCATATCATACCAAAGCTGTCTTTCAGGTCTGCCTATATTAGACATACGTAAATAGGGTTTTTTTACTTCTCTTGGAGTAAGCCAATGTTTCATAGCTGACTTCATACCTGCTGCAAATTCATCTAATTGTTTCTCAGTAACCTTTAAAGTTTTACCGTCACTAATTTTAGATACTTCTTTATAGATGTCTTCTACTACTGTATCTAATTTCTTCATAAGTTTTCCTTGTGTTTATTTAAATACTTTATAACTCTATCTAAAGTTTCTGTATTATCTTCAAATCTTCCTAGTGCATTGTTGCAATTATTACATATCCATCCTCTAAAAGTATTAGTTGAATGATCGTGATCTAATACCCAAACAGATTTGTCTTGCCATCTACCATATTCTTTTAGTTCTTCTTCCATCTTATCACAACAAGGACACGTATAGTTAGGATCAAAAGGTTTAGGATATTGTTGTTTTAATTCTTTTACTATCTTAGTATGAATAGAAGTGCAGTCTCTACATATAGATCTTCGTGATGTACCTACTGTTTCTCTAAAAGGAAACTCTGAAGTTTCTTTATAAGTATTACACTTAATACAAGTATGTCCTTCTGTATCCTCTACATAAGAATCTTCTTCTTCAAAAAGGTAAAGCTGTTTAGTGTGTTTCACTCCAGTTATCTCCTATTTGATACTCTCCATCTAAAGGGCAATTAAGTTTTAATACTTCTGTAGTATCTTTAAGAGCCTGTACTCCTAGCTGTCCTACTTGTTCAGCCTGATCTTCTCTAACTTCTATCTGCCATTCATCGTGAATGTTACCTACAAAACTAGCATCGAGATTTAGTTGTTTAATTCTATTATGTAATAGTACTAAAGCAGTCTTCATAATAACTGCACCGCCTCCTTGCAATAAAGTATTTAAAGATGAGTAAACTTTTCTTATATGTATATGTCTACCATCTAATGCTTTAAGGTACTTACGTGTACTTGCTGCTCGCTCAACGCTAGTTGTAAGATTTCTAAGTGATGGGAGATTGTTGAGGAAACGATTTCTAAGTGATGCACCGACTTTTGAATTTCCACCAACCACGCTTCCAATTTTAGAATCTCCTGCTCCGTATATGAGTGCATAGATAAAAGTTTTAGCCTGGCTTCTCTGTTCAAGGCCAGCAAGTGATTGATTTGTGCTGTGAATATCTCCTGAGATAATTTCATTTATGTAATCCTTATTTTTCATATAGTGTGCTAATACTCTAAGTTCAAGACCTGAAGCATCTATACCAACTAACTTATATCCTTCAGGTACTGTCCAACATTCCCTACATTCTTTTCCGTAAGGTTTATGCGAGCTTGGTGTCTGAGCAACGTTGGGATTTCGATGCGTCATTCTTCCTGTGATAGCTCCGTTAGGTATAACAAAGCCGTGTACTCTTCCATCTTTAGCTAACTCTAACCAAGAGCTAACTTGTGCTACTCGTTTTTGTAGCATCATAAACTCAGCTATAAGTGTAGCCTCTGGTATACCTTTAACTCTTTCTAAAGTAGTTTCATCTACAATAGGCTGACCAGTAGGTGTAAACTTTTTTGGTTTCCATCCAAAGTCTATAAGGTATTCACCAATTTGTTTTCTACTAGCAAGGTTAAACTCTACCCACTTTTGCCGCATAAAAGGTTCGTAGTTAGTAGCTTTAACTTTAATAAGTTCTTCATCAGTTAAC